CCCAGTCAATGGCTTTGCCAATGGCTGCACCTATCTTCTCTCCAGCTTCACGCAGCTGATCGCTATTGGCAAACTCAAAGAGCTTGTCCAGCAGTTTGTTGGCTGCTGGCCCAAGCTCGTCTACCATTGGCTTGAAAAAGACCTCGTTGATTCTGGTCATCAGGTTCTTGAATCGGGCTATAATGCCGGGCCAGGTCTTGCCCATGCGCTCTACGGCCCCAATAGTGACCTCCCCAGAATAGTCAATGAACGCCTGCATAAGTTTCCCCATGAGTTCGGGGGAAGTCTTTAGTTTCTCGTTGAACTCCTCAACGCTCATGCCCAGTTTTATCTCAAGTATCTTGGCTACATCCAGTCCCGTTCGGCGCAACTGGCGCAAGTCTATCTCATAGAGCTTGCCCAAACGTAGCAGCTGAATAAACTGCTCGCCCACAAATTGCATTTGCCCGGTGTTCAAACCCAAGGCTGCGCCCCAATCGAGCAGCGCCACGGTCATATCCTTGGTCATGTCCTTGCTCAACCCCGTGGCCATGGCATAACGCATAATGCCCGCGATACTCTTCTTCTCAAAGGGGACTACGGCTATCAGGTCATTCAGCCAATTCAGAAGCTCTTTGGTCTCTTCCTTGGCTAATCCTTGGGCCTCAGCAAAATCGCGGGTATTCTCCCAAGCTTGCTGGGTGACGGTAACTACCTTGCCCTCTTTTGCCTCCAGTTTGCTCATCTCGCTGGTGGTCTTGGCCAGTTGCGCTTCCAGTGTTGCGACCTGGGCAGCATAATACCGCGTGTCGATGCCCGCTGCACCCTGGGCGTCCAGATACTTACCATAATGATAGCGGGCCTTATCCAGGCGCACATTCAGACTGTCGAATCTGGCCCGCAGGGTTTGGAGAGCTAGCCGTTCTTTTTCGCTCAGCCGGAGCGTAGTGGTAACGGTCTGGTTGATCTTTTCATACATGAGGGATTGAATGCGCATTCCCTCCAACTGAAGCTCCAGCAGCTGAAGGTTGCCCACAGACTCAAAGGCGGCAGCGCCTATGCTCTTTATGCCCCGCCCAATCTCAAGCAGAAGCTTGGCCCCCAGGATGCCTTTGATGATATTCCCGGTGTCGCCTAAAGCCCTATTGACATTGCGCAGGGGCCTACTGGCCTTGTCTACGCCCTCTACGATGATACGTATTTTCTCGTCGGCCATACTATCTACTCTTTGCTTGGGCTATGGCACGCTGAACATAGCACCAGCGCAGATACCAAATCGCGGGAGGGGCTGGCAGCAATGTCCACGGCGGCACACCACATTCACGGGCGAAAAGCATCACCCGGAACCACGGCGGCCCCTTCCTACCATCCTGGATGGCGGCCCGCATCAGCCGCCGGTCGCTGGGGGGACGGCTTCGTCCTTCATGTTTGCTATGGCGTCATTGATGGCTGTCAGTGCGTCATTGAGCTCGGAGAGCTTTAGTGCCCCCACCATGCGCTTCGCTTCATCCTCTGGCAGGAGCACGTCGTCTTCGCCAACGACGTGCTTCACCAGAAAATCGCGCAAGCCACGATAGGAGATATTACCATCTGCCCAACTCTCAAACATGCAGAGAACATCCAGGTCGATATTGTCTGTGTTGATGACAACATTTATCATTCCTTCTCCCCCCTTACGGCAATGCTGCCAATTCGTTCACCACCACAAAGGTGGCATAATCCGTGCCAGCCGTGTCTGCGCCCGCCCGGAACGTGCCCGTCACCACGTTGTCGCCATCTTCTTCGTCCAGCGAGGAGAACGATTCCCACTTACCCAGCATATCCACCTGCAAGGTAGCGTAGGTATAAGTCGTCCCTGCCGTATTCAGAGCACTACCCTGGAAGCAAGCCCGTATCTTCTTGGCACTCTCGGAACGCCAGGCTTCCTTCTGAGCGGCTGCCGTGGAGTTATGCTCGAAGCGGAGTTCCATGGTGGCTTCCATGGCCCCACCATCTCGGCTGGTCAGCACATAATACTTGGAGCCGTCGATCTTGCTCCGCCCCTTAAGTCCTGTCACCCCATGGATGGCGATATGCTCGATGGTCTTGCTGACCTGGGTAGTGCCAAAGGATGCTCCCGCCGTATCGATGTAGATTTTGCCCTTACTGACCAGAATCTCCTCGACGGGCGGTATAGACACCGAGCCAGTGAACGAACAAGTAGTTACCTGACGCCCAATCCAGGTCGCGGCCATGGTCAGAGCCTCACCTGCATTGCCCTCCAGATCAAAGGACTCGACAAAGCAATGGGCCATCTCCTCGGCCTGCTGATTGTCGCCTCCCTCAATGGTGTAAGTAGTAATGGTGTGATCACTGGTGGTAGGCATGGGGTAGGTGTATATCTTGCCCGTACCATCGCCATCTGCCGTTCCCGTCTTGACGCTTTTGATGCCACCCTCAAATAGATAGCCCACCTGCTCAAAGGTAGCTGGCACAGCGTCCATGGTCAGTTGGCCGCCATACTGCGAAATATAGCTTCGATGCGTAGGGGCCATTAGCCCTACGTCCTCCTCTGGGAACTCCATGACCTGGGTATCCTCGATGGTTCCCAGGCCACGCCAGATGGTGCTGGCCGCCGTCGCAGTCCCTGGCGTGATTTCAGCGCCCAGCTGAATGCGTCTTAGTGCTTTTATGCCACTCATGTTTTACCTCCTCGCCGACACAGCGCAAGCACCTTGCGCCAGCGGTCTGCCCATTTGTGTTCTGCCAAAGCCCTCTTGCGGCCCGCCATCCCCAATGCCTTGACTTCATTGGGATGAGCCAGATAATACTTCACCTGGGCCAGCAGGCTCTCGTCGTCCTGATAGACGGCTATCTCTTTCCCTACGTCGTACCAATCATTCAGTGCCAGGCAATTTGTGGTCAGATAGGCCGCTCCCATCATGGGGGCAGCAAAGTCTCGCCCCTTAAGGCCCGTCACCTTTGTATTGGTGATGTACCCAAATCCCAGCGTTATCAGCGAATTGCGCATCAACTCGCCCATCTCTTCTATGCTACATGGTCCTTCCTCCCACCCTTGGCCCCGCACGGCCACTTCTATACCACTCTCTTGCAACATGGCTATCAATCGCTCGCGGTGGCCGTACTTTGCCCCCACAAAGCTCACGCCGTATTTGCGCTTCGCGGGTGGCGGCTCCATATGGCTCCACCAAGGCACATTGTCTCCACCAGGAGCCAGGTATAATGGGTTGCCACCCAATACAGCATGTTTGGCTACATTGTATGGATTCTGCGCAGTGAGAAAGATGTCAAAGACTCTGGCCAGCCCCGCGCCGCCGCTAAATCCAGTGGCGTCTACCTGGCCCCAGAACTTGAACGTATCATCCATGGTCAGATTGATGGTGATGATACCCAAGTCTCGCACCCGCTGTATGGTCTCTGGATATACCCATCGGCCTGAAACATAGCACATCAGAATATCGATGGGTTTCTCCTCGTGGAGCCGAAGAATCTCGTCTACAAATAGACGATTGAATGCCATCTTGCCCTTGAGCATCCAGTCACTATCGTATTGGTCAAAGCCCATCTCAGCCCAATCCCAAGGTCTGGCCTCTGCCCCTACGTCGCTCCAAGCTTCTACCCAGCCCCGCTTGTTCGTGGTGGTATAGCGCCCAGCCACTACCATCTGGGGGCACTCCGGCAATGGGCCGAGAGTACCATCGGCTCGCCGACAAGCCAAACTGCGCCGTATCCGCTCCTCTTGTTGCGCAGGAGTCAGATAGGCGGCGGCCAGAGCTTCTGCCGAAATCAATGCGCTCATTGCCTCTGCACCCTCGGCGCTCTATGAGAGTATACTACCTTCATGCCTATATTGCTGTTATTGTCATGAGCCGCTAGATACTTGCGAAACTCCTTCTCCTCCACCATCATGTCGGTGATATGTGGACTGGTCACTTTTGGATCGACCCACATCCTGACACCTGCCTGATTGCACCTGCGCGAGAACCACACATCCACTCCAGGATAATCCTTGGGTGCTTGGGGATCATAGTCATAGCCCCACCAAGGTTTCTCCATCTTATCAAAGGCCGCACGGGATATGAGCATTGAGCCACTGCCTAGCACGTCCACCTGCAAGAGATTGTTAGGCCAGTGTATCAAGGTCTCCCATCCTCGCCCATCTTTCTTCCACCAGCCGCAACAGGGGTCGTATGGCTCTGAGCGGCGATAATTCATGCCACCAACCACTGGCCGGTCGGCACGCCCCGCCTTCCGTGCCAACAACCGCACGGGTATATCTCTGGGATGCGTGTGGTCTGAGTCCAGCATCAGAAGCTCTCGGTAAGGTGAGTCCATAAAGACCTCGGAAGCTTCCTGCCGAGCCATATCACACCGCTTGTAGCTAGATACAACAAAGGCCCAACCCTGCCTTGCCAAGTCCATGAAGGCATGAAAAGCCAATTGGTGTATCTGCCGCTCTACGGGAATGCTAATCACCAAATCGGTATCAGTGCGGCGCGCATTACTCTGGATATAGGCAGGCCATTCGGTGGCGCACTCGCTGATGTCTGGGGATACGATACTGTCATCTTTTACAACCTGGAATCCATAGGCCCGACAGATGTTCGAGAAACGTGTCCAGATGTTCTTCCAAGCCGACGGCGGCTTCGCGCCCTCGTATTGATACTTGAACCATGGCTGATTGACCACCTTGAACACCTCTTTGGCCACGAGGGCAGCCGCCCAATCTCGCGTCGCCACCACCTGAGCCTGGTCATTCTTCTTCCAGACCTCCTCTACCTGTTGTACTATGTCCGGTGGATGTTTCTTGTCCACATCCAAAAATAGGATATGGGTATGCGGCGTGTGCTCGACGAAGGCCCGCGCCATCTTATTATGTGCTATGTCATACCGCGTGTAGGGCAACTTGAATAACGGATGCCCATATTGCTGCACAGCCATAAGGCCCCAAAAGGCTCTCTGGTCAACGCCCCGCTCCAGGGGTACACCCAGAATTAATGAGACCCCCACCTTTCCTCCTAGTATCTTGTCTTGATAACCACGTTCATCTCAAAGCCCCAGTATTGAATCTTTGCGTCCTGATAGGGATAGGTCAAAATCGTTACGCCGCCATCAGTCATTTCGTTCTCTTGTATCTGCAAGGTATCCACCGTACCACCCAGAGTAGGGTCATCCAGCAGGTCAGACCCCAACTGTTCCATGATAGGCAGCACGGCGTCTACTCCCGCCCGCACAGGTCTGTCTAACCCCACCTCCTTCACATAGACGCGAATGGTGTAGGTGCGCAGTTGTTTCTTGAGACCATAGGACGCTTGCGACCATGAGCAGGCCCCAGGCCATACTATCGCCATAGGCAAGTCCGCTGCGTTTATCAGCGGTGGTATGTCGGTTGGCGCAGTGGTGATCCCCGTGACTGTGGCTAGCTTGGCCTGTAAGCCTGCCCAGACTGTGGCTATGGTCGAAGACATCAGCCAGTCTCCCCGATGGTCATATCAGCGAATACCTTCGATAACGCTGTACCGTTCGCAGCGCCCGCCTGGGGAAGCCCTGTGGCACAACCATCACTCCCTCGCCAGGCATCACCTGTACATCGAAGGTGTGACTGCTGCGCTCATGATACAGATAGCTGACCAACTCCTTTATAGCCAGCTGGACATCTACAGGCGCACTACTGCTATATCCCCAACGCCCAGTGACAGTGATGGCTTTCTCAGGATAGTCGTCATAATCCCAGGCCCTGGTGCTATCCGACCTGATCTTGATCATGTAGTAAGGCCGGTCATTCACTGGATGCAGCACATAGTCGCTGGTAGTGTAGGTCGTACCATCGTTTGAGGTGATGCTGGTTACAGACCAGAGGTCTTTGTCTAGCCAGAGCTCGCCGTTCTCTGCATCAAGCGTGGCGTCATAGTAGCGTGACTCGGTGGCAGCCTCAAAAACTCGGCCCGTCTCTTGCTCTAACCAAGCCTGCGCCTCATCAATCAAATCCGAGATAAGGGCATCGTCAGTCAGAGCCGCCACGTCTAGGTAGGCTTTAGCCTCAGCCAGGCTGATGTAAGCCACAGGGTTTCTCCTTCAGGGAGGGGGGCTTGCGCCCCCCTGTCGCCTACGTAAAGTTCATGGCTCCGCTCACGTCCAGCTTGCCGTTCGGCAGACAGACTGCTAGATAGCAGGTGCCTGCCGCAGCCAACGACACAAGTATGGTGGCGTCTCCGTCAGACTCCGAGACCAGTAAGGCCGTAGGGCTAGTAGAGGCTGGCCCTATGGGAAACATAAGACCGTCCCCACTAATCTCGAACTTGTCCACGGCCACGTCTGGCCTGGCATCTCCATTGGCGTCCAAGGAGAGATAGGTGATTACATGCCCCCGCGCAGCCAAGTCTGCTCCGTCAGCATCGGTCAGCTGCACAGTTAGCGTGATGTCGTTGGCATGAGCCGTGGACGCTGGCGTAACGGTGATAGTAGCCCCCTGCGGAGTACCATCCAGCACGTTCAGCTCAGCAGCCGACGGCGTTACCGTCGTGCCGTCGATCTTGAAGCTCCCCGAAGCTTCTACGTCAAGGCTGCCACCACTCTGGACTGCGAGAGTACCCCCGCTGGCTATCTCGGCAGCCCCAGCGACGGCAAGAGTGCCGCCGCTGGTAACTTGAAGGGTGCCGCCGATAACCAACCGAGCGCCGCCCTGCTTCTGATAGTTGGCGGTATAGTATCCATGTTCGCTCATTCTATACCCCCTTTATGCCGTACCTTCGGCAGGCCCAGCGTGGAACTCAGCCGTGATACCACTCGCAGCCAGAGCTTCCGTGCTACCGCTGGTCGAGTTTATCACGCCCTTGTATCTAGCACCATAGGCCACCGCATAGACATCACCAACTGGCGAAGCGGTGTTTTCCTGCCCCTTGAGACAGAGTCGCACATAGCGCGAGGTTGGTCTGTAGATGTCTAGGAGGAAGGTATAGTTGTCGTTGGCCACTGGATTGTTGATCCTCGTGCTTTCCAGATCGGTGAAAGAACTACCGCTAGTGTTGCTTTGCTGGGCAGTTACATCCACTGAGCTCCCTGCGGCGATGGTTTTCCAGGTGCCAAAGAAGCAGACGCCCTGATAGTTCTGCATATCCACTTCCGAACTGTACGCGGAGCCAGCCAGGGTAGCACTGCCCATACGAGCCAGCCGGATACGCGCGTTTCTACTCAGGTTCATTTCTTTTCCTCCTAGCTCGCAGCCATCTTGAGTCGGCGAAAAGCCTCTTTATGAACAGGCATCCCGTCGCACTCCAGGCGGCCTATGTAGCCGATCTGGTTGGTCTCCGCATACAACTCGGCCAGCACCTGAACCTCCATGCTCAGAGCATCGGCGATCCAGTAGGCCGGCCAGTAGCAGAGAGCAGCAACGTATAGTCCCGCCGTCATGGTATGGGGAGCGTATTCGCTCATGTCCACGGGGGAACCAACTATCCTGGGAATGCCATCGGTGGTATTGATGCCATTATCCCAGATGTAACGCCCCTCGCCATCCTTGAGCTTGGCGATTTCCTCCACCGTATCACGGTGAATGCACCAACGCAGTTTGCCCCAGTATTGCTGCTTGAACTCATACTTCATCTTGATGAAATCATCGGCCTCAAAAGAGGTTGCTTTAGCCGTGGTCACGTCGATAGAGGTGTCCAGGCCCTTGGAGTCATCGCTCACGGTGAAGATGCCCAGTGGTTCGTTAGCCCCCGTACCATTGAGAAAGGCGTTTTCCTCAACGTAGGCAAACTTTTTAGCCAGTCTCTCCCGCACGATACTCTCCACACGCGGTGCCTTGCGCAAGAGAGTTCGGGAAACCTTGATTCTGCGGGCCAGAGGCTTCGGCTGAAGCTGTCGGTTCCCAAACTCCAGAGAGGTGTCGAGGGAACCGGTGCCCAGCTCGGTCGTCCAAGTCGGGTCTCCCATGTCGGTCTCAAGGCTGGGCGCACCCATGCTGTCCGCCGTAGTCAATGTGAACTTGGTCGCATACCGGCGCACAAAGACCATGTCGTCCACATCTTGGATCAGTTGGTCAACGAACATCTGCGGCGTCACCAGGAACCCACCACCGATGTCGCTATCCGCCTGAAGTGTGACCTTCATACCCTCTTGGTCTCCATACACAACCTGAGACCCAGCGGTAGCTCTACCGGTCAGAAGATAGCCCTGAAAGGCCTTCATCTCGGCCTCATTGAGCTGATCCTTGGTAGGTTCTGGCGCTGGCGGTTTCTCAACAACCAAGGTGTCGCCCTTGACCACAGGGACGTTTTTTATAGAGTCAACCACCGCCGCTCCCAACTTTGCGTAGTCGATCAGTGAGGTGATGTCCGGCGCAGATACAGCCGCCTTGACCTCCTCAGTGACCTTTTCCTTTTGCTCGCTCATGTCTGTTTCTCCTATATCAGTTCCCGAATCCGTTGCAGCTTCGCTTTGCCCAACGACTGCGTCCGCCGATGGCCCTACCATAGGCTCATCCTCTGGCGTAGCCTCTGCATTGGTCAGCTCAGCCACATATGCCTTCAGAGCCACAGCTTGCGTGCGCGGCTCTGCTGGTATCGGTGTCAAACTGGCGTCTTTGCCCAAGGGCCACAAGGTAAAGTGCATCGCGTCACCTACCGGCTCTCTTTCCACCAGGTGGGCAGGCACGCCACTCGACCAGCCCATCTTGCCCTCTTGTATCATTTTCCAAATGTGCTTCTCGTATTCGTCCCGCAGCTTCAGTTGCGCGTCGGCCCACACCCCAACCTCGTCAATCTTGAGGTATCCTCTACCCAGTTTGCGTTTGCCCAAAGTCGCATCGAGGCCGTGATGATAGTAGACAGTGGTCTTGTCGCCGTCCTCGATGTCAAAGTCCGTTTCTGCCGTATAAAAGTCGCCTACCAGATCAGTCTTGGTGGCATCCCCAAACAGCACC